TGGGCGACCGCGAGATTCCCGCCGAAGTATATTGGGGCATCCACACCCTGCGCGCCATTGAAAACTTTAAAATCTCCACACAAAAAATTTCCGACGTACCGCAATTTGTCCGCAGCATGGTCATGGTTAAAAAAGCCACTGCGCAAGCTAACGGCGCATTGGGTGCCATCAAGCCGGAAATCGCGGCCGCCATCGAAAAAGCCTGCGATGAAGTATTGATCAAAGGCCGCTGTCTCGACCAATTCCCGTCCGACGTTTATCAAGGCGGCGCCGGTACTTGCCGACTCCGCGGCCGTCTCTGCGGTCTTGCGCGGGCGTCCGTCTATTAGCGAGTACAGACTTTTAATTTCTTTATAGTCTGCGTCAGATTTTGACGGTTTATTAATGAGCAGATGCAGCCGCGTTTCTGCGCTGGCTACGACGCGCTGCATCGGGTTGCCCCCATTCCAGTTATCGCGATTCTTCCATGAGTAAACAACAGACGGCTTGATATTGATGTGTTGCGCAATATCAGAAATGCGCCATCCCTGCCAGTACAGTTGCCGGGCGGTTACGCGCGGGTCAACATTCGGCGCCGCTGTTGTGTGCAAAATCAATTTTCCCATTTTAAAAAAGCAAGTCTTAAAACTCTGTATATCCCCTATTTCGCCTCATCTTGAAACAATGCCGTCTTGTAAAAAAATCCCTTAAATCCGGCTGTCATTTACTCGTGCGAACGGCGCTGCAAGAATAAGCAGTATTGATATTGAGGTGCGACGAAATGTCGAAAGAAAACAGCAAAAACAAAGTTACCGACTGGCGCATTATCGGCGTTAGCGGCGACACCGCGGACGGGCGCCATATACGCGCCGAGGATTTGGTGCAGATGGCGGAGAGCTACGACCCGGGCGTCTACGGCGCGCGCATCAATCTTGAGCACTGCTATTTTACTTTTCCGGGCTGGGCCGGTGGGTACGGCGATGTTGTCGAACTGAAGGCGGAACCTTGGAGTAAAGATGAAAGTAGGACAGCCCTGTTGGCGCGTTTAAGCGTTTTGCCGAATTTGCAGGAGTTGTGGGACGCCGGCGAGAAGATTTATACCAGCATGGAGATTGCGTCTAATTTTGCCAAGAGCGGCAAAGCGTACCTAGTAGGGCTTGCCATTACAGACAGTCCGGCCAGTCTCGGCACAACGGCGAATTTCAACACCGCCGCCGCCACAGCCGACAAAGGAAAAACATTCACCCCGTACCACTTAACCGAAATCAATGAAAGCAAAAACATGTCGAAGACATCAGAAAACAGCACTGAAAAACCATTAACCGAATCGGTCGCAGAGGGTATTTTTACCCGCCTGTTTGCCAAATTCACCAAGACAGAAGAAAAGCCGTCAGACGATGAGTCCGGCCGGCAATCTGTTAATGAACCCGAAGATAAGCCGGCTGCTACGCAAGAAGCCGCTGCTGCACAGAATGGGGAATTTGTCGGACAAATGAATCAGGCGGCTGAGCTGATGGAAAAATTCTCCGAGAAAATCGACAGTCAGCAGCAGAAGCTGGACGCATTGGAGGCGAAAGTTGCCGAGTTTGAGAAACAGCTTGAAACAAAAGTGTTTAGCGGAGAACGAAGCCCGCACGCAGGCGCAGCAGAAGCTAAACAGGTCGCGGGATGGTAGGCCGTCTAAACAAACAGAAATTTAAGAAAGAGTAAAAAAAATGCAACGTACAAAATTATCCGCCGCCATTGCAGCCATGTTTGCCGCGGTTGCGCAGGCAAACAATATCAAGCCCGAACAAGTCCGCGAAGATTTCAGCGTCGCCCCTGCGGCCGTACAGCGCATGTATGACGAAATCACCCAATCAAGCGAGTTGCTGAAAAGAATCAATATCAGCGGCAAGACTGAGAAAATCGGCGACGTTATCGGCCTGTCTACCGGACTGATCGGCAGCAATACCGACACGTCGGAAGATAACGCGGTGCGAAAACCGCGCTCAATCCACAGCTTGAGCAAGCGAACGTACAAACTGGAAAAAACCAATTTCGACGTGCGCTTGCGCTATGACGAAATCGATCAATGGGCGCATGTTGCATCAGATTTTCCGGCGCGCATCAACCGCAAAATCGCCGAGTCCATCGCTATCAGCCTGATTACAGTCGGCATGAACGGTACAGCCCGCGCGGCCAACAGCGATTCTAATCAAAACAAGCTGCTGCAAGACGTCGCTAAAGGGTGGTTGCAAAAAATGCGCGAAGAAAATGCGGCGCGCGTGTTGGGAAAATCTACCGAGAAAGTCAAATACGGGCCGGGCGCGAGCGAATATAAGAACCTTGATGCAGTCGTAACCGATGCGCTCAATGAGTTAATGGACGAGCGATTCGCCGACCGGACTGATTTTGTTGTGCTTGCGTCAAGACGTACCGTTGGCGACAAGTATCTGCGCATTGTCAATGCTTCCGGCGACAAGGCAACGGAAATTGAGGCGGGCGGCCGTCTGAGCGAAAAACGAACGCTGGGCGGGTTGCCTGTGATGTACGTTCCAAATATGCCGGCTAACACGCTGCTGATTACTCCGCTGGCAAACCTGAGTATTTATTATCAGTTGTCAGGCGAACGCCGACACATCAAAGACGCGCCGGAAAAAGACCAGATCGAGTGCTACCAGTCGAAAAACATTGACTTCATTGTTGAAGAGTATGGCGCAGCGGCACTGATCGAGTATCTCGAATATACCGCCTGATTAATATCCGTCTGAAAACGGACGCCGCGCGCGGGCGCGGCATTTCAGACGGACTATCGGAGAAAAAAAATATGAGCTTTGCCCGACGACATTTTGAAAAAGTCAGTGCCGAAATTGCAGCGGCAGAAAACGGCGGCAATCTGGGTGAAATGAATGCGTATCAGCGCCTGCTTAAGTCGCTGCATGACGATAAGACGATGCTGAAAACCGTCAGTAGCGTTACCGACAAAGTACACATCAAAACGGCAGCTTTGCCGGCCTATAAAGAATGGATCGACGGTATTGTTTCTACGGGCCGCGTACAAAATGACGATAAAGTCGCCGCAACGGTTGTCGTGTGGATGATTGACTGCGGACAGCTTGATGCCGCTATGCCGCTTGCCGACGTGCTTGTGCACAGTCAAATAGACAGCGCGGACGAGTACCAGCGGTCTATGCCGGAAATCATTATTGAGCAAATGGCCGAACAGATCGCCGCCGGCATAGAAATTCAGCCCGACAATCTGGAAAGGCTTGTTCATTGGGCGACGGCAAAAAATGAAGCCGGACTGCATGAAATCAATGTTGTTGATCCGATTCGCGCCAAGCTGCTTAAGGCTGCCGGCGAGGCGGCGGAGGCGGCGGAGCGATACGCCGATGCTTTGGCGCTATATCGCGGTGCGCTTGAATACAATGAAAAATCGGGTGTTAAAAAGCGTATCGAAGCGCTTGAGAAACAGCTTGCGCCCGAATCTTAACTTCTCCCTCCGCATGGTCTGCGGCGGCGCAGCAAACGAGGTTTTTTTCCTTTTCCTCCGTAATGCTCCCGCCGCCGTCAGAACCATGCTCCCCATTCAATAGGCCGATCATGACCGGATTAAATTTCAATACCGCCCCGCGCCCGACGCAGCAATCAGGGCAGGAGGTTATCAATAGCGGGAAATTCTGGCCTGAAATCAATCTCAACGAAATGCGCTTAGCAATGCGCATCGATAACAACGTTACTTCGGAGAGGCTGTTTCATGCCGCCGTCTCCGCCGCGGGATTTGTCAATGGACAGCTTGACGACATCAGACGGCGCGCGGTTTCAGACGGCCTGTTAACGCTTGAGGCCGTGTCTGACGAGCAGATTAACGGCGAATCGTTTGCGGTGCTGCGATACCGACGTGCCGTCTACTGCTATACGGCGGCCATGTTGTTTGAGTCTTACGCAGACGCGGCAGCAACAGGCAAGACTGCCGACCGCGCCGAGTCGAAGCAGCAGCAGGCGGAAGACTATCGCCGCGAAGGGCATTACGCCGTTGCAGATTTAATCGGGCGGCAGCGTATCGATAGCGAGCTGATATGAACGAAAACGTAGTTATCAGCAGCGAAGGCGACACTTTAAGCGGTATCGCGTACAGACATTACGGCAGCAGCGCCGGACACGTTGAGCGGATTTTAAGAAGCAATCCAAAACTTGCGGCCTACCCCGCGGCGCTACCGGCGGGGGTGGTAATCAAACTGCCGGCAACGGAAGAAGAAAAAATAAAAACCGTGCAAACGGTCAATTTATGGGATTGAAGACGATGAATGATCATAAAACCACAACGGCAATTAATGCGGCCGTCATCGTTCTGGGAAGTTATCACGTTCCCGCGTCGGTTGCTTTCGGTGCGATAGTCGGCGCGTCGCTGTTTGTATTGAGCCGCCGCGCGTATGGCGCGATAACGAAAGCGTGGCTTTTTGCCGTGTCTTTTCTCGGCGGGATATTCGGCAGCGGCTCGACAGAGGAAATCATCAACTGGCTGCTTCCCCGCGGTGTGCTGCATATCAATGAGTTTACGGCGGCCGCGCTGTTTTCGGCGCTGGTTGTGGTTGCTTTGCAAAAGTTGATTGCGGCCGTCGAGCATTTGAGGCTGCCGCGCAGCATTCCGGAAGCAAAACCGGAGGAAGAGCATGAATAAGCTGCAAATCGCCATTGTCATTGCTTTGTCTTTAACTGCCGTCGTTCGCGTCGTTATGTTTGATACCCGCGGGAAAAAACATAAGCCGGTTTCGGCGCTGATTGCGTTCGGCATGGTTGTATGGTTGGGCGGTTTATGCATCGCCGCCGCCTTCGGTTTGCAGTCTGTCGTTGTGTGGGGGCTGATTTTCGGGCTTGCCCTGCATACTGGCGCGATCGTGTGGGCGCGCGGGAACGTTAACAAAATCCATCCTAGGGCTGAAATATGAATAGTTTAACTCATGATGAAATAGCAAGCGTCGCGCAGGCGCGCGGCAGCGAAGACGTGGCGTGGCTGCAAAAGTGGCTGCGCGACGTAGCCGGGCAAAATCTTAAAGTCGACGGCATCGGCGGCAGTGTAACGCGCGCGGCATTCATTCAGGCGTTTGCGAACAGGAACGCGCCAGCAATTACGCCGGCCGAAATGGAAGAGATTGCCCGATCGCTCGGCGATACCGACACGCGCCGCATCCGCGCGGTCGCAAAAGTTGAAAGCAATGGCGGTGGCTGGTTTGACAGCGGATTACCGAAAATACTTTATGAGCGGCACAGGTACTGGAAACTTACCGCAGCCGTGCACCGGATCGTGTCGTGGTTTGCCAACCCGCAGCGCGGGGGTTATACGACCGATGCGAACAATAACGGAATTAACGACAGTTGGGAGAAGCTGTCGTATGCAGTGTGTAAAGACCCGCTGGCCGCGCTGCAATCGGTTTCGATCGGAAAATTTCAGATTATGGGCGAACATTACCGCTTGTGCGGCTTCGCGCATCCGGTCGAGATGCTGTGGGCGGCGCGAAATAGCGAGTTGGCGCATTACCATATGCTGCGAGACTATATTTTAAAAGTAGCGAATCTGAAGGATGCGTTTTTATCACTATCGACCAATGCGGAGACCTGCCGCCGCTTCGCGGCCGGGTACAACGGCAAAGCGTATGAAGAGAACGCATATCATAAGAAACTGGCAGCGGCGATGAAGTAGCCGCGGAAGGCGAGGCCGTCTGAATTTCAGACGGCCTTAAAGGAAGGAAAAAAGAAATGAAACTGCTGTATGTCATCGCGGCGCTGGCAGCGCTGCTTGTGGCCGTGTCCGTATCCGCAGGCATCGCCCTGTCGAACCGCGCCGAGCAAATCGAAAAATTGGAACAATCGGTTAAAAATGCCGAAGCGTCGTTAAAAATCGAACAGGGTAAAGCGGCAATCTACCGCCGGCGCACTGAAACGTTGCAGGCGCAAAATGAGGCATTGCAGGCCGCCGCCGCCGCGGGGCTGGCCGTCGTGCAGAATGCCGTTGCTGAAAATCCGGATTGGTCGCGTGCCGCGCTGCCGGAATCCGTTGCAGCGGCAGTGCGGGAGGCTGCGAAATGAAAGAAATTTTATTTGCAGCACTGATGTTCGTATGGTTGCTGGTCGGATGTGCCGCGAAACAGCCTATTCTTATCAATGCGGCCGACACCTGTCCGCCGGTGCCGGAGTGCCGCGCGGAAGTCGGCGAGATTAAAACCAACGCAGATTTGCTATACGGTTTTACGACATACCGCGCCGCATTTTTGCAATGCAAGTTGTACCGCGACGCGCTTTCGCGCTGTTTGATGCCGGACGCGGAGGTGGGCAAGTGAGCCGCTTTTTTGATCAGGCTGCGATGGTTGAAGAGTTGCAGCGGCAAATCGCGCTTGAAAATCAGGCTGCAAAAACGGCTGATGTTGCAGCGGTGTCCGCTTATGAATGCGAAGAGTGCGGCGAGCCTATACCGGAGGCGCGGCGGGGGGGCGGGGGGGGGGGGGGCGGGGGGTCGGGTCTGGCGCGGCTGCCGTTGTTGTCTGACTTGTCAGGAAGAAATTGAACGGTATGGAAAAACCCGCTTTACTGCGCGCCGAGATTGAAAAGCACCTGCCGGAAATCAAAGTGAATCCGGAAAAGCTGGCAATGTTTATCGCTCCGGCGCGTGTCGTTGCGAGCAAAGGAACGCTGAGCCATGAGACGAATTTCACGCTCAGCATCCTGATCACCGATTTCACCGGCGATCTTGATGTGCTGAATATCGTGATCATCAACTGGCTGCAAGAGCATCAGCCGGACATACTGGGGCCGGGCGCAACCGACGGCGGCGCTTACAGTATCGAGGCGGACATACTCGGCGCAGGCAGCGCCGACGTCTTGATTGAACTGAAATTGACAGAGCGGACAGTTGCGCTTATCGACGATGACGGCAATATTAAAGTCAGCCATCCGCGCAACGCGAATAAAAAAGACTTGATGTCGGCGATCGGTGCGGGTTAGTGCGTTATGTATTTCGAGTTGGATTTGTATATCGAGCGGCTCGACGGCCTTGTCAAGAAATTAAGCCCGCCGCAGCGCCGCGGGCTGATGAAAGAAGTTGCCGGAGAATTGAGGCGGAGTAACAAGCAGCGCATCCGCGCCAATATCGAGACATCGGGGCGCGCGATGATTGCGCGCAAGGCAGCGGCCGTGCAGCCTTTGCGTAAAAACGCGCGTATCCGCGCCGGCGACGTATTTCAGTATCGCGGCCGGCTCGTCAGGATGCGCACAATCAAGACTGCGGCCAGCGCCGCAAACCCTTCCCGCGACACGACGCAACCATATGACAGCGAGTACGTATGGGGGTATGACGCCGAGTGGGGCGGTATCAAAAAATACAAAAAGTCCGAAATCGGCAAGCCGGCATCAGGCGTGCGCGGCAAGCTGATGTTTCGAAAGATTCACCAGTATAAATATCTGAAACAGAAAGCGGATGCAAACGGCGCGGCAGTGGGCTTTATGAGCGGACTGTCCGGCTATATCGCCGCCGCGCACCAATACGGCGAACCGCCGAGGCCGGCGCGCGAGCTGCTGGGATTTTCCGCGGACGATCTGCGCGAAATAGAGCGGGCCGTTGTTGCTCATATCGCCGCCGCGGGCGTTTGATTCATTGTAAAAAAATCCATTAAAACCGCTTTCGGTCGTCTTTCTGCGCGCGCGGACGCATAATCGGACGGAATAAGTTAAGGCCGTCTGAAATGTATTCCGAATTATCCCGAATGATTGCAAATCTGATTAAGCAGGGCGTTGTCGCCGAGGTTGACGCCGCGGCGGGATTGGTGCGCGTGCGGCACGGCGAATTACTGACCGACTGGCTGGGATATTTTGTGCCCGCCGCCGGCGGAGTATCCGTCCACCGGCCGCCATCAGTCGGGGAGAACTGCATTGTCCTGTCGCCGAGCGGCGAGCCTGCGAACGGGATTGTCTTGTGCGGCATAAAGTCGGCATTGCACCCGCAGCCGGCGGGCAATGCGGATGAAACAGTCATTCAATTTCCGGACGGCGCAAAAGCGCTATATGACCATGCAGTCGGCGCGTTGAAGCTGTCGGGCGTAAAAACCGTAGACGTTCAGGCTGAAACATCGCTGACGATAGACTGCCCGCAAAACACGGTTAAAGGAATGCTGACCGTGCAGGGGTTGTTTACTTATCAGTCGGGTATGAGCGGAAGCAACGGAGCCAGCGGCAAAACTGAGATCGAAGGGGATTTTGCACACAAGGGAACACTGACGAACGAAGGCAGCATATCAAGCAACGGCGTTATTCTTGATACGCATACTCACCCCGGAGATAGCGGCGGCATGACAGGAGAGCCGAAAAAATGATGAATGCCGACACCGGCCGCGCGTTGCAGCTAAAGGCTCATATTTCGCAATCTGTCCGCAACATTCTGTTTACCCGTATCGGCACGCGCGTGCAGCGCGAAGAATACGGAAGCCTGCTGCCGGAACTCATTGATATGCCGCTTAACCCTGTAACGTTGATGATGTGCCGCGTAGCCGTGGTTTCGGCCGTCGCGCGCTGGGAGCCGAGGATCAATATCAAATCCGTAAATATCGAAGCAAGGCGGCCGGCCGGCGTCGTTATCAGCTTTGACGCAGAGGTGAAAGAAACCGGAGCCGTCGACAAATTTTTAATAGAGGCCGTCTGAAATGCCGCAAATTACCGATTTAAGCAAAATTCCGGCGCCGGAAGTGGTGAAGCAGGTCAGTTTTGAAGATATTTTGTCCAGACGCAAGCAGCAGTTTATCGAACAGTATGAAACGAAAGAGCAACGCGAACACTGGGCGGAGGTGCTGAAACTGGAATCAGAACCGGTTGTTAAGCTGCTTGAAGAATGCGCGTATAGCGAGATGTTGTGGCGGCAGGAATTGAACGAGGCGGCGCAAGGGCTGATGCTTGCTTACGCCCGCGGCGGCGATTTGGATCAGATTGCGGCGATGTTCGACATCAAAAGATTCGTTATTCAAGAGGCGCGCACGGATATTTATCCGCCTGTCGAGCAGGTTCTTGAGACTGACGACGCATTGCGCGCACGGGTGCAGCGTGCGTTTGAAACATTGTCAACGGCGGGGGCGACGGCGGGCGATGGAAAAAGTTCCTAGCCGTTAGCCAAGCAG